TATCTCAGCAAAAAAAAGGAAAAGGATAAGACAGAGGTTGTTGGAAACATTATTAAAGCTAAGACGGCTAAATCAAGGATCAGTAGAGAAAACAGAGAAGTAGAGATACGTCTATACTTTGATGAGAGAGGACTTGACAAATACTATGGTCTTCTTGAATTGGGAGAGACTGCAGGAATGTGGAAGAATGTTGCCGGTCGTTATGAGATTGATGGTAAGAAAATATATGGTAAACAAATCTATGCAGAACCTGAAAAATATTTCACAGATGATATACTTAAGAAGTTAGACGAAACTGCACAGAGGACATTTTCATATGGAGAGAATTGAAACTACGATTCTTCGGAATCTTGTTTTTAATGAAGAGTTTGCTCGTAAAGTAATTCCATTTATCCAATCTGATTTCTTTGAGCAGAGAACTGACAAGATAATATTTGAAGAGATTGTTTCGTTTATCACAAAATATGACACATGTGTAACTCTTGAAGCACTAAATATTGAGGTTGAAAATCGAACAGATTTAACAGCAGAAGAAGTAAAACAGATTAATGATACTAGCAAAGAATTAAATAACTCACCCGTAGATAGTCAATGGTTATTAGATAGTACTGAAAAGTGGTGTCGTGATCGTGCGATTTATCTCGCTTTGATGGAGTCAATTCATATTGCTGATGGTGAAGATGGTACAAAAAATCGTGATGCGATTCCTTCTATTCTCTCTGATGCTCTTGCTGTTTCTTTCGATAACAATATTGGACACGATTACATACAAAACTCTGATGACAGATATGAGTACTACCACAGAACGGAAGACAAAATACCCTTTGATCTCGAATACTTTAATAAAATTACCAAAGGTGGTTTACCTAATAAGACTCTTAACATCGCGCTTGCTGGTACAGGTGTCGGGAAATCTTTATTCATGTGCCACTTCGCTAGCTCCGTGTTGTTACAAGGGAGGAACGTACTCTATATTACAATGGAGATGGCAGAAGAGAAAATTGCTGAACGAATTGATGCAAACTTATTAAACACCGCAATACAAAATCTTACTGATTTACCTAAACCAATGTTTGATAAGAAGGTTGCAAACATTGCAAAGAAGACTCAAGGTCAGTTAATCATTAAAGAATATCCTACAGCAGCAGCACATTCTGGACATTTTAAAGCATTGCTTAATGAATTGGCATTGAAAAAATCTTTTAAACCTGATATAATATTTGTAGATTACTTAAACATTTGTGCCTCCTCTAGATACCGTGCCAACACCGCAGTTAATTCCTACTCCTACATCAAAGCGATCGCTGAAGAACTTCGTGGTCTCGCTGTTGAAGCAAACGTTCCGATACTTAGTGCGACACAGACGACTCGTAGCGGGTTTGCTTCTTCTGATGTTGATCTCACCGATACCAGTGAATCCTTTGGTCTTCCTGCTACTGCTGATCTTATGTTCGCCCTCATCTCAACCGAAGAACTCGAAGGGTTAAACCAGATCATGGTAAAACAATTAAAGAATAGATATAATGATCCTACAATATTCAAGAGATTTATTGTTGGTATTGATCGTGCAAAGATGAGATTGTATGATTGTGAGCAGAAAGCACAAGAAGATGTACTTGACTCTGGGAACAAAGAGGACTATAATGAAGAAAAACCACCTAAAAAATCTTTCGCTGAATTTAAATTCTAATGACAAAACAAATTGACTTCGATAAGTATGCTATATTCGTGGATGGTGTCACATCCGGTTCCAGTACGGATTATCAATGTTTCATTAATAGTCTTGATATTCTTAATAGAAAAGGTGCCAATATTGAGCGGCTTCTTACTGCTGCTGTTGGTATCTCTGCTGAAGGTGGTGAGTTTATGGAGATCGTTAAGAAGATGGTTTTCCAAGGTAAACCTTGGACAGACGACAATCGAGAGCATCTTATTATTGAGTTGGGTGACGTTATGTGGTACGTAATGCAAGCGTGTGCTGCCCTTGATGTTTCAATCGAAGATGTGGTCGCAGGTAACGTTGAGAAATTAAAGAAGAGATATCCGGGTGGAGAGTTTGATGTTTATAAATCTGAAAATCGTGCAGCAAATGACAGATAAAGATACCATGATCACCGTTTATCAGGCAGAAATTGAAGTTCTTCAAACTGAGAATAGTCAGTTAAAAGCACAGATTGCATTTTTGAAAGAGCAACTCACATATAAAACTTTCGGCAAACCATCTTATGATGATGAGTCAGATAAATAATTGAAGAAATTCAATTACGATGAGAGAACAAATCCTTAATGCACTTATTGCTCATGCAAAAGGTGATATTGAAAAACACAGAGCAAATGTTGAAGTATATCTCACTAATCCTGCAGGGGTTGGTGAACATACAGATATTTTAGAATCCATTGAAAAGGAATTAGATGCGATTGCAAAATATCAAGATCAGATTGATGTCATAAACAAATACTTTAAAAAGTAATGTCCATCAGTAATAAAGATGTTGAAGTCTTAAGCGAAGCATTGTTTTGCTATTACTTTGCCATTTACAAAAATAAAAAAGAAGCACAATATAATCCTTCGCAATGGTATTCTGTAAAAAATCAAGGGGATCTCTCAACTTTTACAAAGAGGTTGGGTATCACTTCTATGGTTAAGAATGTAAATAGTGATCCTGCTTTTACAACAAGAGTTAGTAAAGTTATGGAGTTTCTTGATAATCGTAAATCTTTTTGGGCGAACGCACTAGAATCTCAAATGAAAGCAATATTTTCTGCCGGAAAAATTAAAATGACTAATGATTATATTATTATGAGGGCAGATATGATTCCAAAAAGTTACGATCCATATGAAGCATATACTCAATTATCTTATATGGTGAGAGGTAAACTAGGGTTTAGGGGAACAATAGATAAAGATAAGTGGAATCCATCTGATGTTTGGATTTTTACAAAACAAGCACAGAATGACCTTACATCTTTCATCGCATTATTTAAAAATAAATTATTACAAGAGACAGAATATTCTGTCAGGATGATGGAAAAATTAAATAATAAAATTTATACTTTGTTTACCAAAGGATTGCTGTACCCAATCTCTCTTAAAGCACCCACTGGAAAAGCAAAAATTGTTTTTGAAAACGATGTCACCTCAGATCTTGTGAAGGTAGTTAAGTATGATGAGATTGATTTTTCAGATAAAAACCAAGATGCAAAAATAAAATTTTCTGTTGATGAAATTGATAATACAACTGGTAAAACAAATAAAAGAGGTTACATCAAAGGTCAAATAAAAACTAAAACGGTTTTATCTGGTGGTGCAAGACTTGAAATTGAAGCTGGTGGTGCTGCTCGTTATGGATCTATGGGTACTGAAAACTATCAGTATTTGATAAGGCAAACTGATAGTACTGGTATTGATTCATTAAATAAGATAAGAGATAAAAAGGAATTTAACAATTTAAAAAATAAATATTGGACGAAAACAAAAAGTGCCCAGTGGTTGGCAAGAAAATTCTATGTCGAAGAATTCAAAAAAGATCCTAAAAAATTTAAAGAAGAAATAGAACCATATACTCAAGAATTATTCAGTCATATAAATGGTAGACAATGGGATTCTGCATCTGCTGAAATGTCTGCAAAAAGTCCGGAGGAAGCGTATTTAAATAAAACTCATGCAGGTGAGGTTGCTGTTGCTGTAGATGATATTACTAAAAAAATCATGAGAGATATTACGGTTGAAAACTTATTTAACTTGGCAGCGTCTCAATCTTTTGGTGCAGGTGTATCTCAAAACCAACTTCAGGTAAGAATCAATATGCAAAAACAAATGGGTAAAGAACTCGGAGAGGATTTTAGAGGTGTCGAAGTAGATAACTCTAAAAAGTTATGGACTTCATGTTTCTATTTGGTGGTCAAATGAGTGATACAATTATATTAAACGGTAAAAGATTTACCTTAAAGGATTTAGAAAGAGGTAAAGCAAAATTCTTAGTGTCAAGATTGGTAGAAGTTGATGATGCTTCGCAGACTGATGAGAACGTAGTGGTAAAGGGAAAGAAACAACCAATCGTAGAGGCAGTGTTAAATTTACTTATCAAAGACTTAAAGGTTGAAAATGATGCGACAGTTAATAAGGGTAAGAGATTTTTTTATCTAGATTATAAAGAGAAGGTAGATGATATAGTTGTAAAAATGATCAAAAGTTTAAATAAAATATTTGGTGCACAAAAAATGGGTGGAGGATCGGCATCAATAATTGGTGTAAGACTCGGCACTCAGTTTATGTCTGGTGGTAAATTAAAAGAATTTTCAAAGGAAACATTAAAATTTAGAATCATAAAAGAATCTCAAGGTGGTGTAATACCAACCGCAATACAAGAGAGTGGTACTACAATAATATTCAACCAAGTTTTAAGACATAATACAGAATATAAAGATAAAGATGCGATCATGAAACATCCAGAAACTAGTAAATCATTAAGGAGGGTTTTTGGATCTTATGAAGATAGATTAATTGATTGGACTCATACTTATTTTGAGCAACAAGAGGCATTTTTAAGCAAGTATAAAAGTGTTGACTGGGATGAATTTGAATATGAGGGTGACAACTTTGTCAAATTTTTTAAAAAGGTAGCATCAGGTATAAATGAAAAATTCAAACCTTTAAAACCTGCAGGAACTTACGAGACATGGAACCCATCTGACATATGGGCAGTATATAAAAAAGATACTGTACAGAGAAAAATTAAAGAAGAGTTGGGTAAGAAAAAAAATATGAAAAGTTTAATTGAGTTGAATGCTATTCTTACAAATTTATTTGTAAAGAATCAACTTGTTGGTATTTCTCTTAAGAAAATATCTCCTG